CTCATGGAATTTTTCCCATCGTCGGCTGTTCGCCACAGTTGCAGCCGTTGTTCGCCAAATGGCGCGCGGAAAAACGCAACTATATCTATTGGGATCGCGGATATCTGCGTCGCGTGTTCGCCACTTGGTTGCCGCGCGGAGCGAATGGCGGATATTATCGCTGGCACATCAATGCGTTTCAGATGGAAAGAATTCGCGATGTGCCCGATGATCGATGGCGCGCGCTCAACATCGCAGGCGAAGTTCGGCCATGGCGTAAGGGCGGCGGCAAGATCGTAATCGCCGACACGCTGCCGGACTATTGGAACGTGCGCGGACTGCCGGTCGATTGGTCGAAACGGATGGCGGAACATCTGCGCACCAAGACCGATCGGCCGATCGTGGTGCGAGACAAGGAAAGCAAGCGGCCGCTGTACGACGAGATCAAGGACGCACATTGCCTTGTTGCGCACGGTAGCATCGCGGCGGTCGAGGCTGTGGTGATGGGCTGTCCGGTGTTCGTCGAGCAGGAGTCGGCGGCGGCGCTAGTCGGTCGCGTTGGCTTCGACGATATCGAACACCCGGTCTATCCCGAGCGGCAGCAATGGCTGAACTCGCTGGCCTATCATCAGTTCAACGAAATAGAATTGGTGAATGGAACACTGTGGAAGATGATCGAGTGAAATAATGGGCCGCGGGGATGAGATCATTGGCTCGGGAATGGCCAAAGGACTGCGCGGCTTCAAGCGGCTTGCGTTCGGGGACTTAAAGCGAATTATTTGGGGGCCGTTTTGTGAGGAAATCTTCAAGAACAACCCACACATCGCAAGACCGGGTGACGAACGTGCCGCTGATCTTTACTGGATCGACTATTATAGTGGCAGTCGCAAATACAACCGCATGAACCCAGCGCGAACGCGCTGGCTTTGGAATTACGAATTTAAATGTGAGCCCGGCGAGATTTATCTTTCGCCCTACGAAATACAGTTTGCCAAGACAGTTGGCAAAGATTTCATTCTGATCGAGCCTAACGTGCCGTGGCACAAATCCGTGGCCGTGAATAAGGATTGGGGCTTGCAGAGATACCAAGCGGTTGCCGATCGGCTGCTGTCGGCCGGCCATGACGTCGTGCAATTCAGCCACGGTCGCGATCGATTGCACAACGTGCGAACGATTGCCACGCCAACGTTCCGGCATGCGCTTGCGGCGCTGTCCAAAGCCAACGCGGCGGTGTTGCCGGAAGGCGGCCTGCACCATGGCGCGGCGGCGCTCGGCGTGCCTGCGGTGGTCATCTTCGGCGGGTTCATTCCGCCGCAGGTCACCGGTTACAAGATACACACCAATCTGACCGGCGGCGCGGAAGCGTGCGGTTCTCTAAGCGAGTGCCACCATTGCCGGAAGGCGCTCGACAGGATCAGTGTCGACGATGTTGTCGGGCGGATATGATGCTTGATCCGCGCTACATCAACCGGCCAATTCAAGACGATGCTGAACTAGAAATGTTCGTGCAGTTCGTGCGCGAGCAAGGAGTCCGGCGCTATCTTGAGGTCGGCGCAAAGTACGGTGGTTCGCTGTGGCATGTCGTGAACGCTATGCCGAAGGGCTCAATCGCAGTTGCAGTTGATCTGCCATTCACCAGCACGTTCAAGCGTCCAGTGAGTGAACCCTATCTACAACAGACAGTCAGCATGTTGCGGCAGAGTGGCTATGACGCTCATCTTGTTCTCGGCGACAGCACAAGTTTTGAGGTGATCAACACGGTGAGAAAACACGCCCCGTATGATCTCTGCTTCATCGATGCAAACCACAGCGAACCGTTCGTGCGGACGGACTGGGCAAATTACGGACCGATGGCGAAGATTGTTGCGTTCCACGACATCTCATTCGATATGAGCCGCAACGAAGGCAAGCTGATGCCGATCGACGTGCCCAAGGTTTGGAATGAAATCAAAGCCGACTTCCGGCACCGAGAGATCAGGGCGAGCAAGAAACGTGAGAACGGCTTCGGGATTTTATGGCGCTGAACTGGTCGCATCTAGATTGGATACGGCCGTACACGAAATCGTCGCCCGAGCGGTTGGCGGCGATGGCGAAGGCATGTCAGCGGATCGACAATGAAGGCATCGAGGGCGACATCGTCGAATGCGGCGTCTGGCGTGGCGGCAACATCATCCTTGCGCGGTTCTACTGTCCCGATCGCGTTTGTTGGCTGTTCGATACGTTCGCTGGCATGGCAAACCCGAGCGTATGGGATTTCAAACGCGGCGGCTTTCGGATGAACATCGGCAAGGCAGCGGTCACGGTCGAGGACGTGACGGAGAACTTGCGCACAACAGGAACGCTCGACGAGCGCAAACTACGGTTCGTCGAGGGGCTGGTCGAGAACACGCTGCGCGCCAGCAACCTACCGGAACGGATTGCGTTGCTGCGGCTCGATACCGATTGGTACGAGTCGACCAAGATTGAGCTAGAGGTTTTATGGCCGAAGGTCGTGCCCGGCGGCATCATGATCGTCGACGACTATGGCCATTGGCTCGGCGCGCGCAAAGCGGTGGACGAATACTTCAAGGGCGACGTGCAGTTCGAACGCATCGACTACACGGCCGTCTTGACGGTGAAACAATGATCAAGGCCAAGAGCGGCGCGCTGCAAAACCCGGCTGAACTGGTCGAGTTCCTGCGCATGGTTCGGCGTGAGGAAATTCGCAGCTATCTTGAGATCGGATCGAAGTTCGGCGGCTCGCTGTGGGCGGTCACGATCGCAATGCAGCCACACTCGCGCGCCGTTGCGGTCGATCTGGAAGGCCGTGCCGAACTAAAAGAATGCGTCAGCAGATTGCAGAACCTTGGTCACGAAGTTCACTTGTGGGTCGGCGATAGCTGTGATCCGAAGATCGTCGAGTCGGTGTGGTTGCTTGCGCCCTACGATCTTGTGCTGATCGACGCGAACCATACCGAGCCATACGTCAGGATGGACTGGCTCAACTATGGTCCGATGGCGCGCATCGTCGCGTTCCATGACATCGGGTACGACTTAGGCGATCGGCCGGTTCCGACGTGGAAGATCGAAGTGCCGAAAGTCTGGAACGAAATCAAGCAGGGCTACCGGCACGAAGAGATCAAGCTAGACCCAACCAAGCGCGATAACGGCTTCGGGATTCTGTGGCGCTAGTTGTTTGCACGTGGTTGTGGGGCGAGAAATACACGCCGACCTACGTGGAGCGGTTGCACGCGGGCTTGCGAAAGCATCTCAAGCAGCCGTTTCGCTTTCTGTGCATAACGGAAAGCGATCGCATCGCGCATCTCTCAAACGGGATCGAGCGTCATGGCATCCAAGATACGTCGCTCACGGCAATCAAAGGATGCTTTGCTCGGCTCCGCATGTTTGATCCCGCATGGCAATCACAACACGACATCACCGATCGTCTCGTCTGTCTGGACTTGGATGTTGTTCTCACCGGGCCGCTCGATCCGTTGTTTGATAGACCCGAGGCATTGGTGGTTCTGCAAGGTGCTAATGCCGCAAATCCGTGCCCGTATAACTGCTCGGTCATGATGCTGCGCAAGAACGCGCATCCCGAACTGTGGACCGACTTCAAGCTTGATCAGCTAAAACATATCCCATGCCATGAGTTTCCTGATGATCAGGGTTGGCTCTGGTATCGCGCACCGAAGTTGGCTGGTTGGCAGGTCGGAGCGCGCAGCGGCATCTATGCGTTTCAAAAACCGGGCTGGCCGCCCGGTAAAGATGGCTTGCCGTCCGACGCGCGCCTCGTTTCGTTCATCGGTTGGCGCGATCCAAACACGTTCACAAAACTGCCATGGGTCCGGCAGCATTGGTTAGGAGGCAACTGAAATGTCTAATGCCGTATATCCTTTCTACAAGCAATCCATTCTGAATGCCGACGCCAACGTCTCGTTGAGCGTCGACACGACTACCGATGGGCCGTTCTGCTCGCTTATCGATACGGGCACGACGGCATACAATTCTTCGCACCAATTCTTCAGTTCCATGGCCTCTGCCGCTATTGGCACAGATCAGCGGATCACCGCGCCAACGGTCACGGTCGGCACGTTGGACGGCAGCGATCTGACGTACACGGCAGTTTCGGGGGCAAGCGTCGAGGCGCTGGTCATCTATCGGCATAATTCCGGTGCCAACACGACGTGGCGGCTGGTGCTGTACATGGATACGTCGGTCACAGGGTTGCCGGTTACTCCGAACGGGGGAAACATAACTATTACTTGGTCTGGGTCTGGCATATTTACCATTTAAGGAATTTAAATGCGCGTCCAAATTGGAGGCGCGCAGATTGACTGATCCGGTTGATCCGCTGCGCAATCCAAACGATCCGTTGCGCAACACCGCGCCCGACGTCTCGCTCGAACTGTTCCGAGCGTTGGGCAAGATAGTCGCGGGCAAACCGACCGAAGCGGTGCTCAACGCCGCATCTAACCTGTTGATCAACGCAATCCGGCAGAGTGCGGGCAACTGGCACGCCGCCGAGATCGCCTTCGACGAAGTCTTCGGTCGCTCCAAACAAGTGCTGAAAAATCATTACGACGCACTCGGAAGAAAGCGCGGCATCTTCCCGTTCGATCAGGTTATCCGCCCGGAACTGTTCATGGACGACGAAGACTTCCATCGCGGGAGGAAGCAATAAATGGCTGACAATTATCTCTTTACACCGGCGACGCAACTGGTGCGGCTGCGGTTGGCGACAACATCAGCAGCGCCTAGTGTCAACACCTGATGTTACCCGCCGAGGTAACGCTTAAGGAGACTGAAAGATGACTATCCAACTCTCTGATGTCGTTCGAAACGCCATGTTGGACGCGATCGAGACGGCCATCGGCACGACTGCCGTTATCAAGCTCAAGAGCGGCGCGCAGCCGGCGAACGCTGCTGCGGCGGACAGCGGCACGGTGCTCGCGACGATCACCCTTGCGTCGGACTGGATGTCTGCGGCCTCCTCGGGCTCTAAGGCGTTCAGCTCTACGCCGTTGACTGACTCGTCTGCCGACGCGACCGGCACACTCGCGCACTATCGGGTGTATGCCTCGAACGGCACCACTTGCCACATGCAGGGCAGCATCACCGCGACGGGCGGCGGCGGCGACATGACCGTGGACAACACCAGCGTGACGTCTGGCCAGTCCATCTCGATCACGTCCTGGTCGATGAACATGGCTGGTCATGCCTGATTGTTGATGGGTCGGCGGAGCGGAACAACCGCTCCGCTGGCTTCACGTTCGAGGGCTCCACGCTCGGGGGTTTACGTCATGGCTGCACTTGTCGCGGTTAAGATTGCTGCTGCGTCAAGTAGCGGGCTCGCTGTCGCACAGTCGGCGGCGGCTGCGACAGTAGCCGGATGGCCTGACGCAACCAATACCGGCGTGCCCTCTGGAGTGACGCTCACGCCACACGTCGGCAACCTGACTATCAGCACGCCTGGGGCGACCACCAGCGGTCTCGATATTCAGGGCACCGTATCGATCACTGCCGCGAACGTGACGTTGGTGAACTGCAAGATCCGTTCTTCCCACGAGAACGCTCTCGTCGGCATCTCGGCAAGCGGCACCGGTGTAACTATTCAGGATTGCGAGATCAATGGCGGCGGATCATCAGCGTATGGAATTCTCAACCGCTCCGGCGGCAGCGGTAACACGTATCTTAGATGCAACATTCATGGCAGCGAGAACGGAATTGATCCGGGTGATGATGATGAGATACGAGACTGTTATATCCATGGTATTTTGAATACCGACAATGTGGACCCCCACTATGACGGTATTGAATTTGATGGCGGCAATGGTCTTCTGGTCGAACATACCACGATTGACATGTCCGAACTCGACACCAATGCCGCGATCATGATCGACAATTATTTCTCTGGGCTTTCAAACGTCACCGTAAACAATTGCCTGTTACGCGGCGCGAATTATACCATGTGGTTGGATGGAAGATTCAGTGGTGGCACGGTCAGCAACATCACCATCACAAATAATCACATTCAAACAGGTAACCATGGCTACTATCTCTACCAAGGCACGTATACTCCTATTCATACTGGAAACGTGGATTGGATCACGCTCGTGAGCATTGATTGATGGCAACGTATCGCTTCTATGTCGCCAGGACAATAGGCGATGGCCTGTCAAGGGCTACGGCATTTCGTTCCAAGCTGTATGAGTATCTTGTTAACGACGGCACGCAGGACTTCTGGTCCTGGTCTAATCGCGCGTGGCCAAGGCAATTCTGTCTTGCTTTTTGCGACACCACGCTTCACGCGACGATGGCGGCCGACCCTGACATTGTTGCACTCTCGCCGGAATTGGCTGATGTGCCTGCGGTTTCGACATGGCTAGATGGTCCCGTTGGCACGTTACCGGCAGGCATTGTTACTGCTCTGGAGAATGGAGGCATCCCGGTCGATTGGGTTGACGGCACGACGACCCGTCGTCAGCTCTGGCGATTTGTTTCTGGGTGGCATTTTATAGTGCAGCGGTTCTCCGGTTCGGGCGATGTAGATGGATTCGCGTTCATGCAGCGCAATCTTGATAACACTGTCAGTCAGGTTCCGGTGGGGGCACGCAATCGCATCTCGGCGTGGATGACTGCCAACGGCATTGATTCAAGCTGGATTGTCGGGGCCACACCAGTTCGTGCTGTTGTCAGGTTCATTCTTGTTAATGGCAATTTCCCGATCATGGGTCACGGCCCGGTTAGCTTCTAATGACCGACGCAACCGACAATTTTAACCGGGCGTCCATCGGCGCCAACTGGACGATGGGGATTAACTCCATCGTCATATCCGCGTCTACTATCGTCAAGGGTGGTACGGCATCCGACGAAAATACCGCTTGGTGGAATGCCAACACGTTCCCAAGCAATCACTACTCCCAGTGTACGATTGCCACGGACACTGACGGCGGCGGTTGCGCCGTTCGTTACCAATCCGGCGCTAATACTTTTTATACGTTCTATGGTTCGACGGGAGGAACCGGCGGGACGCTATTCGAGGTCACTGGCGGCTCATTTGCCGCATTGGGTGCCGACTATAGCATAGACGTAGCCGTCAACGACACTATCAAACTGGACGCTACGGGGTCAACACTCACCCCATCTTTCAACGGCGTTGCACAGGCTACCCGCACCGACGCATCGATTACCGGCGGTAGTCCGGGACTACATATTTTCGGTACCGCCACAGCTTTCGATAACTGGCTTGGTGGGCCGATTTCGGCAAGCGCCTTATCCGCGACGGCCACGCAAAGCCTCTCGATAGGGCAAAGCGCACCGGCTGCAGCCGCGGTCAAAGGCACGGCGACGCAATCGCTCGGGATCGGACAGAGTGTGGCTGCCGCGGTGCTTGTCGCAGCACTCGCGGCGCAAAGCCTCGGGATAGGGCAGTCGGTCCCGGCCAAGGTGCAGGTTGCCGGCACGGCAACGCAGTCGCTTTCGATCGGGCAGAGCGCACCCGCGACCGTGGCTGTTGCTGGTGCGGCGGCGCAGTCGCTTTCGATCGGGCAAACAGCGACGGTTGTGCCGACGTCGATCTCGGCGACGGCCACACAATCCCTGACCATTGCGCAGACGGTCGCGGCTACGGTCACGGTCAAGAGCGCGGCGGCGCAAGGGCTCGGGATCGGACAGACGGTCGCGGCTACGGTCACGGTCAAGAGCGCGGCGGCGCAAGGGCTCGGGATCGGACAGACGGTCGCGGCTACGGCACTCGTCGCAGGTACCGCGACGCAATCGCTTTCGATCGGCCAGTTCGCCACGACGGACGGCGCACAAACCCTAAGCATCGGCCAGTCTGCTGCGACTACGGTGCTCGTTGCCGGCACGGCAACGCAAAGCCTCGCGATCGGGCAGACTGCAAATATAGGCGCCGTCCCTGTCCAGGGCTCGGCGGCACAGTCGCTCGCGATCGGGCAGAGTTCGCCGGCGACCGTGCTCGTCGCGGGTGTCGCGGCGCAAAGTCTGGTCATCGGGCAGAGCGCACCGGCTACGGCGCTGGTCGCTGCAACGGCTGCGCAATCCCTGACCTTCACGCAGACCGCGCCGGTCGTCGTGACAGTCACATTCGCGCTAACACCGGGGCTGTATACGGACGCTGACGCCTTCTTCTCGCCGACCGTGTTGTCGGTCAAACCGCTATCGCCGACGGCGTTCTCGGATGCGGATATATTCTTCTCGCCGATCATATCGGTGCTCAATAATCTGTTGCCAACCACGTTCGTCGATCTCGACACGTTCCATAATCCAATCATTGGCACGCTCAACGATCGGCATCTGTTCGCCGAACACTTCGAAGACGTGGATATGTTCTTCGTTCCGCACATCCGAGGCGGCAACATGGGAGTGATCCCAAGGCGGGAATGGTACGAGCAAGCGACGCCACGGTCATCGATAACGCCATCCGTTCCGAGGTCTTAAATGCCGAGCCCATATCGCACAGACATCATCATGCCCGGCCTGTCGATTGACTTGACCGTGCTCGCGACCGTCAAAACAGAATTGGGAATCACAGACACGGCAAGCGATGCATTGCTGCAAAGCAAGATCACGCAATCGTCGGCCGCGATCGCGTCGGCGTGCGGCCGCGTGTTCCAGAAGGAAACCGTCGCCGATCATTTCAATCTCGAATGGAACTCGTGTGTCGGCGGCTTGACCCTGTCCCGGTATCCGGTTGAGGAAATCGTGTCGGTAACGGAAGGAACACAGATGTTGACGGGCTCCGACTATCAGTTTCAAAGCAGCAACGGCCTGTTGTACCGGCTGCAGAGCAACATGCGGTCGATTTGGCAGGGCGGGCAGATCGTTGTTACCTACGCCGCCGGCTACGAACTGTTGGAGACCTTGCCGCACGATCTTGAGCAAGCCTGCATCATCCTCGTAAAGCAGCAGTACTACAGCCAGACGCGCGACCCGTTGATCAAGGGCATCACCATTCCCGGCGTCTCAACATACGAGTACTGGGTCGGCAGCGTTGGGCAAGGCGGCGGCATGCCGCCCGAGGTGCAAAGCTTGCTGGCCGGCTACAAGGATTTGGTCGCGGTATGACGCCGACGCAGATCAAAGCCGACTATCGTGCCCATCTCGCGGCGACCGGCGAGACGATCACGATCCGCCGCTATACCGGCACCGGCACCAACCGCCCGCGGATCGACCGCACCGTGCTCGCCCGCGTCACCGGATACGGGCCGACCGAGCTTGTGGGAACTATCAATCAGGGCGACCGCCGCGTCATCGCCTTGGCCGACGATATCACGCAGCCGACCACCGACAGCCCGCCGCAGACGCTGACGCTGCCGATTACGACGTCGGACAAGATTGTGCTGCGCGGCAAGGAACTGCAAATCATCGCCAGCGATGATTCAACCCGGCGCGTCGCAGGCGTGCTGATCGCGCTCGAAATACAGGCCCGTGGTTAGCTGGAAAGATCAGGCGGCCATTGTGGTCGGCTCCGGTCCAAGCGCAGCCCAGACCCCCTTAGAACTCGCCATGGGCAGGGCGCGGGTCGTGGCCGTCAACGAGTCCTGGCGACTCGCCCCGTGGGCGGATGTCCTGTTCGCAATGGATGGCGTGTGGTGGGTCGACAATGGCGGCGTGCCGCAGTTCGCCGGGCGGCGGGTGACGGCGTCACCTCATGCCACCGAAATGTTCGGTCTCGATTGCTTCAGTTCCAACGGCGCGACGAGCGGCTTGCGGGCTATCTATCTGGCCGAAAGGCTGGGAGCCAAGCCGATCTTGCTGGTCGGCTTCGAAATGCATTCGGGCAACGGCGTGCACTGGCATCCGCCGCATAGCACTCGCGTCGGGCTTCGCAATCCCGGCGAAAACGAAATGAAGATTTGGCGGGATGACGTCGAGCGGGTTGCCGACAAGTTCGCCGCGCGCGGAACCGTAATTCTGAACTGCACGCCGGGTTCGGCGCTGACGTGTTTCCCGCATGTGCCTTTTGAGCAGGCGCTGGATGGCTGTCACCGTCCGCGTTGAATCGGTCGCCAAGGACATCGACGTTCTCGTCGGTGGCCTTAAAGGCCAAGACGCTTCGGAACTGCTCGCCGAATTTGCCGCCGCTGAAATCGAGGATGCAAAGGCCACCAATGCCGGCGTGCTCGGCCGCGTGCCGCCTTACAAGGTATTCGTCGACGGCAAGCAAGGCGCCCCGCTGCAGTCGGTCCGGCCGGATGGAGTCATCGTTGCCGACTTCCAATTGGTCTCGGATGTTCTGATCTGGATTTCGCAACAGTTGGCGATGTTCTCGCCGGTCAAGACCGGGACTTATAAACGTTCACACGTTCTGTTCGCCGATGGCGTTGAGGCGGACCCGACTGCCGTCGTTCCAGCCGCCGCAGAATACGTGTTCATGAATAGCGTGCCGTATGCGCGCAAGGTTGAGCGCGGATCGTCGTCGCAAGCACCAAACGGCGTTTATGAAGCCGTGTCCGTATTAGCGCGGCAGCGGTTCAAAAATCTTGCGCGTATCACTTACGGTTTCCGCACAGCAATGAGCGGGTCACTAATCCGCGGCAGTCAAGGCGATCGTGCATCTAACCGCAACCCCGCAATCATCGTGAGAACAGATGCCTAGCAAAGCAGTAGCGGACGCGGTTGAGGCGCGGTTGTTGGAAAACTTCACTGCTGTTCCGCTCATTCCGTATGACACGCAAGCGCAGCCGCCCGACGACGCCGAAGCATTCATGGTCGTGCAATACCCGGTCGCGAATGGTGTTCGACCTGCGCTCGGACGAACGTTCTTCGAGGAAGGTGCAATCAATATCATTCTCAACGTCGTGCGCGGCGTCGGCTTGGCGCAAGGGCTGACGTGGTCCGACGAGATCGCACACATATTCCGCGCGGTGAAATTCGGCGACGTGCTGACGTTCGAGCCGAGCGGGCCAATCATCGACAATACGATCGAGGAAGGCAATTGGGTCATGTACTCGATCATCGTTCCCTATCGCTATGAGTTCGTATCTGCCGTGTACGAACCTAGCGTTTAACAAAATCACGGCGAATAGGAGTCACTGCGATGGCATTCGTCACGGCATCGGGTACGCTTGTCTATATTGGCACGTCGGTCACCTCTCTGGAGGCTGACAGCTTGGCCGAGTTCGAAGCAATGTCGAACTGGACCGAGATCAGAAACATTGAAAGCGTCGGCGAGTTCGGCGATCAGTCGAACGACGTCACGTTCGCCTCGCTTGGTGATGCTCGCACACAGCACGCCAAGGGCGCTCGCGACGCCGGTCAAATGACCATCACGGTCGCGCACGATCCAACCGATGTTGGTCAGGCGGCAATGGAGGCAGCAGAACAAACCAACTTCAACTATGCGTTCAAGGTCGTCTTGCCGGACGCGCCAACGGCAACGTACTCCGACACGGTGCAGTATTTCCGTGGGCTAGTGCAGTCGCGGCGGAAAAACGTCGGCACCAACGATAACGTCATTCGCAATACCTATAATGTCGGCGTCAACTCCGAACTGTTCACCAATCTCTCGCACTCGGTCTAACGCTCCGACAACAAGGAAGGACTCTATACATGAAGATGAAAGACGTAGCGGTCGATTCCGCCCGCGCCGAAGCCGGCGATTGGGTTGATGAAATCCAAGACATGGAGGGGCTTCGCATCAAGTCGCGCGGCTCTCAAAACCGGGATTGGCGGCGATTGCAATCGAAGCTGATCCAGGCCGTCCCACGCAAGAAACGAATGAACGGCACTCTCGATCCCGAGGAAGCCGATCGCATCACCAGTTTATGCCTGCTCAACACGGGCGTGCTGGATTGGGATGGATTGGAAGACGACGACGGAAATCCGATCCCATATTCGCGCGATATGGCCGAGAAACTTCTGACCGATCCAGATTATCGGCGCTTCCGCGATGCGGCGGTGTATGCGGCGAACAAGGTGGCTGACGACAACGCGGAAGATCGGAAGGAAGACGTGGGAAACTTGTTGCGGCTCTCACATGGCAACACCGCCACGGAGGGCCGCAAGCTGAAAGCGTCGTGAAAAAGATGGAAGAGGGCATCGAACCGCCAACTTGGTATGTTGATCGCCCCGAGATCGAACCGCATCTGCAGTTCCACTGGGATGCATTCAACGAGCTTGCCACCGAGCGGCAAATCGGTATGGCGATGGGTCCGATTCCGCGATCGGCAATCAAGGCATATGCGGCCGAGTTTTCCTTCACCGCAGATGAATTCGACGACTTCAATCAAATCATTCGCGCGATGGATGCCGAATATATGTCGCTGATTCATAAGAAGCCGCAGCAGGAAAAGGGAATGGTTGCGCCGGTCGATGACCTTGAGGCTACAAAAGCGGTCTTTGACGTGATCAAAGCACGAGCTGCGTCGGCAAACAAACGACAGGTGAAACGGAAAACCCACTGATGGCCACCAACCTCAATCTTGTTCGGACGCTGACGGTCCAAGCCAAGACCGCGGGCGTTGACGAGGCGGCGGCCAAGCTCGGCAGGCTGGCGGGCGAGCAGGAGAAAGTCGCCGCATCCGCAAGCAAACAAGAAAAGGCAACCTTGAGCGTCGATGCCGCGCTGCAGAAGTTGCAGCGACGGTATGATCAGGAATTGCGCGCGCAGCAAGACCTTGCCAAGGCACAACAAACGCTCGACCGCGCCCGTCAGCAGGGACTGATCACACAGGATCGTCAAAACCAACTGATGTCGCTGGCGATCCGGCAGCACAATAGTTCGGCGCAGGCGATCGGCGGGCACGCAAAGGCGATGCAGGAATTGCAGGCGCATGCAACAGCCGCGGCAAGTCGTCTCGGCAGTCTCGGAAGTATCTTAGCCGCGTTGGGGCCGGCCGGCCTAGCGGCAGGGGCCGCGCTCGGTGCGCTGGCGATCGGCTTCAAGGCTGCGGCTGACGCTGCGTTGGCCATGGGCCAACGCGCGGGTGCGTTGCGCGATATGAATGAGACGGTCGGGCTGTCCGTCGAGTCGTTACAGGCATTGCAAATTGCGGCCGGCCGCACGGGTGTTTCATCCGAACAATTAACGACCGGAATAGAGAAGTTTTCCGCGTCGTTGTCAGAGATCAGGGAGCAAAGCGGCGCGGCGTTTGAAGCCTTGGAACGAATTAATCCAGCGCTGGCGCGGCAAGCGGCAGGAGCGGCCACAGTCGAGGATGCATTTGCGGCGATCTCCGAAGCGCTGAAAGAGGCCACGAAGGAAGACGCAAACTTCGCCGCTAAAAGCATCTTCGGCAAGGGCGGCATTGGAATGGTCCGCGTCATCAAAGAGATGAGTGACGGACTCGAGGACTTTACTCAGGGAGTTCGTAACTCGATCGTCATCACCGAAGAGATGTCGACGAAGTGGGACGACCTGTCAGACTCCATTAGCGAGAATATGCGGCTATCGAAAGAAACTCTTGAGTCGATTGTCACTGAATCAATGCTCGAGATTTTAGAGAAGGCCAGCGAAGCGTTTCTTGACATGTCGCAAGCGATTGCGGCGGTCGATTGGGACGCCGTCACAACCGGCATTAGCAGCACCGTTTCAGCTTTAACAAGATTGGTTCCGATATTGAACACGGTGGCTACGTTATGGCGCTTGCTGCCATCGGCGAAGGACGTGCCCGGCATGATCACTGGCGCAACCGGATCGCCTGCCGGGCTACCCGGCGGAAATCCTGCCGGTCCCCCTGCAAGTGGATCGGCAGCCGGCTTGCCCGATCCGAAGACGCTTGAGGCGAAGTACAAGGACTTGAACAAGACCGTCAAGCAGTCGGGCAAGGACGCGCTCGACTTCGCCGACATTCTAAAAGCCAACGTCAGCGCACTAGGCGACGCGGCCACCGAGGCAGAGAGGTATCAATCCAAGCTCGCCGACTTGGCAAAGAAACTGCAGGAAGGAACGATCAGTCAAGACACGTTCAACCGCGCTGTGTCCCAACTCAACCCTGCCGTCGTCACCATCAAAGAAGTTGCAGGCGATCTCGGCAAGGCATTGAGTAGCGCATTCATCAATGGACAGAGTGCGGCCGAGGCGTTGAACAATTCGCTAAAGTCGCTGGCGACGACGGCATCCGGCAAGGCATTCGACAAGCTGATCACCGGATTGACTGGCGGCGGTTTTGATCTGCCGTCGATCGCCACGAGCGGCCTTGTCGCGGTCGGTGCGACGCTCATCAGCAAACTATTCGGCGGCGACAAAGAGGATCAACAGAGGCAACAGCAAGCGGCCGAGGAAGCCGAGCGCAAGAGGGTCGAGCGCGAAAACGAAATTGCTGAAGCGCAAATCCGTGCCGCCGACTATACGCTGCGCGCCGCAGAGGCAATCGAAAAATCTGACTTCATCAACCAAGTCAGGCGTTTTGACGCTGAGTCGCAGAAGGCGTTCGACGTTGAGTCCAAACGCGCAGGCGACGTTGCGATCTGGCAATTGGTGGCAGCTAGGGCAGCAGAGCGCACTAAGTTAATTTCCGACACGATTGACGCGGCAACGGCAACTCTTGCTGGCACCGAAATGTCCGAAGTTCAAACTCGGCTAAAGGAAATTTCTGAGGCTGCTAAAACACTGTCGGAGGCGTTAATTGAGCAAGGGGCAAGCACCGAAGCCGCTGCAGAGGCTGTGAATGAAAAGTTAAATCCAGCTCTTGATAAATTGCGTGGTGGGTTTTTGGATACACTGACGCAGCAGGTGAATGAGCTTGCCGGTGGCGCATGGATCAATCAAGCCGTCGAGCTATCCAAGAAAGTACAGCAGATGCGCGCCGATGCGGCAGCGCTTGGAGTGTCCACGGCGTTAATCGACTCATTCTTCGTCCTATCGGCGCAGAAGATTGTAGACGGAGCCAAGTTGGCAGGCGATTCATTTTCTGCACTCGAAAGAATGCTCGGGCTCGCTGGTTCCGGCTTGCATGAATTTGCCGCCGCCGTCGAGGACGTCGCCGCCGCTGCAAAGCGATCGACAGACGAAATCCAAAGCACGATCCAAGGCTATCGGGACCAACTGTTCACGTTGCAGCAAGATCAGAACACGCTCGGCGGCTCGCTGGCCGTCTTTAATTTGACGGCACAGCGTGCGCGCGAAGAGGAAATCAAAAAGGGTGGCGAGGCGCTCACCGATCTCGAGGCGCTGCAGGCACAACAGCGGTTCAACATCATCAACGACTTCAATCAGCGCGCACTCGATGCGCAGAAGCAAGCGGCCGACGAAGCCTTGCGTGCACAGCAAGCCGCGGCTGACGAGCAGGCGCGCATCATCAAAGAGGCGCAGGACTTCCTCGAAGGCTCATTGCGACGTATCCAAGATTGGATCGCGCATTTCCAAGCCAGCACACAATCGAACCTGTCGCCATCAGCGCAGTTGGCCGCAGCGCAGTCGGCATTCCAGACGCAACGGACGCAAGCCTTGGGCGGCAACCGCGATGCGCTGACGAACATCACCGGCTATGCGCAGGACGTCGTCGACGCCGTGCGCCGTTACTACGGCTCGGGCGCGGCCGGACAGACGATTGTTGATCAGCTTATCGGGCAACTGCAGGCATTGCCGACGCAGGTGTCGGCCGAGCAATTCATCGTCGACGGCGTAACGGATTCGATTACGAGTCAAACCGATACATTGTCCGATGAACTCAGCCTCATAAAGTTTGCGGTGCAGAGTGGCGACGCGCAAGCTGTGGCCACTGCTCTTGCGCCATACTTCAATAATCTGGATATCAACACTGACGGGTTGCTCGATTTCAATGAGTTCCAGCAAGGCTTGGCTGGAATGGCGAGCAATGCCCAACTGCGCGATATGTTCACGCGGTTGGATACCGATGCTTCAGGCGGCATATCTAGGTTGGAGTTGATTAATCAATCTCTCGGTGGCGGGTCCGGTTTTCCGGGCAATCAACTGCCTGCAATTGGCACCAACACCGGAACGACCGCGTCGGAGACGGCCTCGATTGACACCAAGTCCGATCGGTTGGGGTTCATCGACAACAACACGAACACGGCTGCTCTACAGCTTGTAACCGCGAATAATACGCTGTCGACTTCACAATCCATTCTCGCGACAGTCCGTGACTCAACCTCATTCCTGAATTCGATCAACAACAACATCATCACGATGACTAGCACGCTAACGCAGTTGAACAACACGCAGACTGTAGCAGATTCGAGGCTGGCGATTATTTCCGGTTGGGCGGCGGGCAGCAATCACGCACAGGGCGGTTGGATCACCGGCGGAACGTCTGGCCGCGATAGTGTCCGCGCAAACCTGACGCCGGGCGAGTTTGTCGTCCGTGAGCCGATCGCGCGCAACAATCCGTGGCTGGCGGACTTCAATAGCACCGGCATCATGCCGATGTACGGGGCGGCCAATGATAACGGTTCTGTCGTCATGGCCATCCAGACGCAAACGGTTGTGCTCATGCGCGGGATCGCCGCCTTGATCCAGGCCGAACTGCAGGCGGCCGGAATCATCTCGCGCCCGATCGAAGAGGCGAACAAGCTGCAGCGCACGCGCCGTGGTGAAAAGAAAGCCGCGTGATCTTTCTCGTGGAATTTGACATCCATGATGGTGTGACGACGCGCAAGCTGTACGTCGGCACGCACGGCGTTCGATCCGCGCCGAGCGATACGCCTGCCAATCAGTATTACTCGCGACGTCTTTCGTCGGTCGGTCGGCTAGAGCGATCGATGTTCGGCAGCGGCGACGGCTTGAGCGGCGGCACGACCACCGGCCAATCAGAGGTCGGCTTCGGTAATATTACGGTTCTCAACGGCGGTCCTGGCGGTTATGAAGAATATATCGACGAGTGGAAGGACTATGCCTTTCGCACGGTTAGCATTTACAGCATGACCAGCCTAATAGAGCCGTTCTCGCAACGGGCGACGCGGTTCGTCGGCTCGGTCGAACAGTTGGTCTCGACCAATGCGCTAGAGCAGTATGACATCATCATCCACGATCGATTGCAGGACATCGACAAGCCGCTGTTGGTCAACACGTATCTCGGCACGACTACCGCAGGCGGACAAGGCACCGTCCAGGGTGACACCGATCTAAAGGACCAGATCAAGCGCAAGGTGTGGGGCACGGTCCACAATGTCGATTGTGTCGACGTCAATCACTTTGATCTTGTTCGGCAGACTAACGATGGTGCGGTGACGTCGCAGACCGTTTACGACGGTGGCGTTGCGCTGACACTCGATGGCGACGTGGGCACTCTTACTGCGCTATTTGCCGCCACCATCGCACCGGGCCATTACGCCACATGCAATTCGCTCGGGCTGTTCCGCTTGGGCACGGCTGCGCAAGGCGCGGTGACGGCCGATGTGGTCGAGGGCGCGAATGCCGCAGTACGAACGGCCGGACAGATCGCGCGGCGCATGATGCAATGGTTTCAATCCATGTATCCGGGCACAACGGTCACGCTGTCGCTGTCTGACGTGACTGCGCTCGACGTGCTCAACTCGGCGGAATGCGGAGTCGTCGTTACCGACACCGAGTCCGCGTTATCCGCCATCATGCGCGTGCTCAATTCGGTCGGCGCGTGGATGTTACCGCAGAGTGATAACGCCACGATGTTCGATACCGGCCGGCTGGATTTGCCGAGCGGCACGGCAATCGCCTCATACGACTTTGACGACAACATTGGCGGCAATCCCGAGCGGATTGAAAGCGGCGATGATAGCAAAGGCATTCCGGCATGGAAGGTCATTGTAAAATACGACCAACTCGACGTCGTGCAAACCAGCGGCGAACTGTTCGGGGTGGTGGTCGAAAACAATCCGTTGCGTGCACAGTATCTCGCAACGGAATGGCGGCAGGTTAGCGTCGAGAATACAGCTATCCTTACGAAGTGGCCGCACGCACCAACGATTACGATCGAGACGCGCTTGCTGACGCAGGCGGCGGCTCAAGCCGAATGCACGCGGCTGTTCAACATCTATAGCCAGCAACGCGACATCTGGCGGATCAAGGTGCCGATGTCGGACGATCCGGCAGACGATCCTGGCATCGGTGAAATAGTCGAGCTTACATCGCGAACAGGCCGCATGGGGCTCGGCACCGAGCCGGGGTTCGGTGAGATTTATCGGATCATCGGTCGCACCGATGATTTCGATGAAGTGCCGACACTGACATTGACCCTCTATGGTTGACCGGGCAAATGAGTAGTTTCACCATCTATCACACCAACAGGATTGATAGCTCGCAGATATCCGGCGGCTCGTGGCAACCGAACCTGCCGTTGAGCAACCTCTATGTGCCGGTCATGACGCGACGTGCGCGATCGACCAATGCGCAGTTGACCAGCACGCAATTCACGGTGGCGATGGCAGAACCATTGACCGCACTCGGCATTCAGATCATCGCGACCAATCTGTCGTCGGCCGCGCAATATAAACTCTCTTGGTACAGTGATCTTGCGTTCACGACGTTGAATGGAACCACGGGCTTTATCCCGGTTGGCACCAGCATCGATTGGACGAATGTGCTGGTATGGTTCGATTGGCTTGACGTGAACTTCTGGTTAGGTGCGCAACCGTTCTTTGATCCAGACAATCAAGGCCGCGACATCAGACATCACTTTTCGACGCCGACATCGATTCAGTATTTGAAAGTCGAATTTGACGACACTACCAACGCCGAAGGATTTGTTGAGGTCGGCTATGTGTTCATCGGTCAGCCATTTGTCCCGTCAATCAACATCGCGACCGATCCGAGCTTTAGCCGGTTGTCGCTGACTTCGAAGCAGGAGACGGCTGGCGGAAGTCAGTATTTCGTTCGGCGTGCATCACGCAGGCGATTGTCTGTCACGTGGCCACTGTTGCCCAGAGAGGAAGTGTTCGGCGAGCTAGATGAGATCATCGAAATCCACGACATCGATCGGCCCGTGTTTGTCGACGTCGATCCCGACAGCATATCGGATAGCGCGCGCAAGATGGCGTTTCTGGCGCGCATGGAACAGATGCCGGAAACGAAGCTGCTGCAAGCCTATGTCGACAGTGACACCGGGGCCGCAATCGGCTTCGAATTTACACAGGTGCTGTAATGGCTTTTGATTGGGGCACAGACGTCAATCAGGCGACCGAGGATGCAATCGCTCGGTTGCCTAATTACAACTCCAGCAACTTCAACCCGGCGACGAATCCGCAAGGGCTCGCCGGTGGCGGGCATATTACGAACTTTCCCGCCGCGCTTGCCGACACTTCGACCACGGCCAACGGGTTCAAACTGTTCGCCGATCTCATGGTCACCTATGCCAACGCCTCTGCGGCGTCGGCTGTCACGGCTGCGGCGTCGGCTGCAAATCTGTCTGGCACTTCGACGTCGAGCGTGGCGCTATCAACCGGCGTCAAGTCGTTTGCCACACAGGCAGGTAAGACATGGCCTGCCGGCTCCTACCTGCTGATCTCGTCAGATGCCAATCCGACGACGCATTGGATGGTGCTGCTGGTCACGTCCTATTCGGGCACGGCGCTCCAGGGCACCAGCGTCGAGTTCTCGGGTTCCGGCTCGCGCGCGGATTGGACGATACGGACGACCGGCGTGCCGGGGCGGCAATCCGGGGTGGCCTATCTGTGGTCGACGGTCACGACGGCGACGCCGTCTGATCCCGGCACCGGCAAACTGCGCTTCAACGCGGCGGTAGGATCGGCGACCGCCGTCCATATCTCCGAAACCGATTTTGATGGCAATTCGGTCGGTACACTGCTGGCGACGTTGGATGACTCCACATCCACGATCAAAGGCCGCCTGTTCATTCGCAGCGTTACGCAACCGACGAACTTCGCCATCGTCGACCTGAATTCGACTATGACGGATCAAGGCGTCTACGATTCATGGTCCTGCATCTCGGTTGCTAATGGCGGCACGCTTGCCGATGGGATGCAAGTCAATCTGATCTTTGTGCCGAGCGGTAATGCGGGCGATACCGGCCCAGCCGGCCCGAGCTACGCTGCGACCAGTACGACCAGCCTCACGATCGGCACCGGCACCAAGGTCTTCACCACGCAAACCGGGTTGGCTTATCTCGCTGGCACACGTGCGCGCGCCACCGACGTCGCCAACACGGCGAACTGGATGGAAGGTGTCGTCACTGCGTACAGCGGAAGCACGCTGACAATCAGCGTCGACTCGACAAGCGGCTCGGGGTTAATTGCCAACTGGAACTTGAGCGTTGCGGGCGAACGTGGTCCGACAGGCACGACCGGCGCAAGCGGCGATGACGCTGGCTTCGAATTCCAATTCAATACCGCGATCTCAGGTGATCCAACCACCGGCAAGTTCCTATTCAATAATGCAACGTTTGCCAGTGCAACGCAGTGGTACGTTAGCGAGACTGACAACAACGGATTGGCGATCGGCGCGCTGTTGAACGCAATCGACAACGGCACCGGCGCGAACAAAATCTTGGTGTTCGTGATCAAGCAGGGGGGGACCGCTTACTTCTCGTTTTACGTGACGTCGGCGCTCACGGATGCCGGTGCTTACGACACCTTCAACATCACGCCGATCTCGACAGCGGGCACGATCGCTAACAACGATACTTTCCACGTCATCACTATCCCGCTCGAGCCGGGAGCGACAGGTGCAACAGGAGCCGCCGGTCCAACCACTGCACCAGTGTGGACGTTCGACTCTGGCACCACGGCTGTTGATCCCGGCACCAACGAATTTGCACTCAACAATGCATCCGCAGCGTCGGCCACAATTCTATACATCAATGAGACGGGGCCGGGATCGAGCGATCTCTCGGCCTATCTCGCGGGATGGGATGACTCGACGAACAGCGCGCATCGTGGAACGCTGTACATCATTCAAACGACCGATCCGTCCAAATATGCGATCTACACCACGGGCACGGTCACCGATAACGGCACCTATGACTCGGTTGCATTGACCTACGTCGCCGGTCCCGGTGCGTTCACTGCCGGGCAAGCTTGCGCCTTTTCGTTCACGCGCTCGGGCAATGCCGGTGCTGGCTCTGGCGATGTCGTCGGGCCTGCATCCGCAACAAATATGGCCATCTCGCTGTTTGATGGCGCGACCGGCAAGCTGCTGCGCAATAGCCAAGTCGATCAAACGACAGGCGCGCTCTCGCCGATCACGACCGACACCGTTGCGCTCGGCACCACCACGAAGATGTGGTCCGACATCTTCCTCGCGACCGGGGCCGTCATCAACTACAACAACGGCAACGCCACGATCACGCATTCGTCCGGCGTGATCAATGTCACGATTGGCGACTTCCAAGTTACGACGGCAGGCAGCGCCTCGTCGTCTGTGGTGACGGTTGGTGGCACACAGACACTCACCGGCAAGACGCTCACATCCCCGGTGATCAATACGCCAACCGGCATCGTTAAGGGCGACGTTGGGCTCGGCAACGTCGACAACACCAGCGACGCCAACAAGCCGATCTCGACGGCAACGCGCGCCGCGCTTGACATCCGCTCGGATGTG